GCTGCGTCATAGTCTACACACATGGTTACACATCCAGCGGTTGTGGTGGCACACTCAGGATCGAAATGGAACTCCAACTTGTTGAAGCGATACTTCTCATATCTGGCTGCAATAGACGATAACCATTGGAAAGTTGGAAACAATCCAGGGTTTAAGCTAAAGCCGACTGATGTATACACTCCGCTGTTTCCTGCCATCTCATATAGTAGTTCCCTATTCTGAATCACGATGGATCCATTGGGTTTTGCCTTAAACTTGGGGACATTAGGTTTTATGACCTGGGTCATGCTCGTAGGAGCACGAATGGTCTTACTAATGCCCGAGTTTGGCTTCTTATTCTCTCTCGACTTCGATTTATTCGCTGACATAACTGGCTTGTTACTGGGGGCCCCCGAAACTAACCGTGCAGTTGGAACATCACTTGGTAGAAGAGCAGTATTCCCAACATCCTGTACTTTGTGTGCGGGTCCCGCATGTGCTTCAACATGGCGCGGACCCCGTAGTCGCGGTTCTCCGTATCTAGTTGCGCCCACAGCAGCTCCAAGAGCAGATGCAGTGAGAGATTGATGACGACCCATTTCGGAAATGAATTCATCATTAGCTTTTCTCAAAGCAACCTTCTTGTCTTCACGGCTGAGGTCTCTAGATTTGTGGAACGCGCAATCGTGCTCTTTACAACTCTGCTGTATTGGTCCGGAAGCAGTAGTATACCCACAAGTTGATTCTTGTATGTTACCGTCGCTTATATATGGTCCACAATACTCAATTAAATCCATAACATATAATATAGTACAATTAACACTCTTCGCTGGCTAGACAAAGTAGTTCCATTCGTTATTGGTTACGCGGCCAGTGCCGTCGTCCAAAAACTCAGGTAATACTACCTTGCCTTCAAGCGCAAAATTGTGCAAACTAAAATACTTCTCACATAACAGCTGTTGTGAGACACTAATACCAAATGCTATTTCGAAACTAACCCTAGATACGGGGTGCACTGGCATCACCCTATCATTCCTAGGTAGGTTCCAATACTGCAT